TTTAATTAAATAAAAATCATTAGTACCATCGTTAATATAAACAGAAGCATTAACTGAACCTGTAGTTACATTTGCAACCGATATACCAACTACTGTATCGTTTGAATTTGCTGTAAATAAAGTAGCTGCTGATGTTCCAGTTAGTCTAGCTTTATATCTTGTGAAATCTTGTGCCATATTATTTTCCTATATATTAATTTATATTATAATGCAACATTCAGAGAGCTATACTCATAGCAATAACAAATCCTGCACTTGGTTTACTTGTTAATTGTGTTTGAATACTAGATGTAACACCATCTAAATAACCAAACTCCGTAGCACTAACATTGGCATCTATTTGTGTTGGTGATAAGTTAGTTAATAAACTTCCATCAACCGCAGGTAGTTTTGCTGCCGCTGTTAATTGTACTACATTATTTGCTGAAGTTCCAACATTTAAAGTAGATGCTGTTCCTAATCCAGAAATTTTAGTATTAGCAATTGAATTAACTGCTAGTGTTATTGTTCCTGAACTTGTTACCGGAGAACTTCCAATTGTAAATTCAGATCCAGATATTCCTACAGAAGTTACTGTTCCTCCTGAACTTGGAAATACTTGTGTATAACTAATTGCACTTGATCCAAGTGTAGCACTTGTGTCTGTAGTACACAAAAACATTAAGTCTGCATTTGTTGTTCCTTCAGATACTAAAATTAATTGTCCAGCTATTTCTGATATTATATCAAACTCAGTATCTCTTGAAGCTGTGCCAGAAGCTACAACAGTATATAAACCATTTTGAGAAGTGGTTGTTTGATTTTTTAATAAAACTCTATTTCCTGTTACTAATGTAACACCATCTATAACATCACCATTTTCTAATTCTGAAGCGATAATAACATTTGCAGTAGATGCAACTCTTGCAATAACTCTTGTTCTAAGTCCAGTAACTAAATTATCAACATAATTTTTAGTAGCAGCATCTGATGATGCAGAAGGATCACCTAATCCTGTAATTGTTCCACCAGTTAAAGTAACACTACTTGCGTTTTGAGTTGCAATAGTTCCTAATCCTAAATTAGTTCTTGCAGTTGATGCTGATGATAGATCAGATAAGTTACTTGCTTTAACAAGTTTAGCATCTAATTGAGTTTGAATTGCAGAAGTTACTCCACTAACATAACCAAGTTCTGTATCTGATGTAGTTGATACCGCTATTTTTCCAGATGAATTAGATATAACAGCTTTACTTGCTGTTAAGTTTGAAGATGTAACTGTAGTTGTAGCTCCAGTAAGTGTAGCTTGTTTAGAATCTATTTGAGTTTGTAATGCACTTGTTACTCCAGATACATAACCAAGTTCTGTAGCAGTAACAGAAGATGCGGCAACTTTTCCAGAACCATCAGATGCTAATGCTTTACTTACAGTTAAATTAGATGATGCTATTGAACTAGCACCTCCTGTAATAGTTGCTTGTTTAGAATCTATTTGTGTTTGAATAGCAGAGGTAACTCCGTCTAAATATGAAAATTCTGTATTAGAAATTAATCCGCCACCAATATTAGTTGCAGGTATTCCAGTTGGAAATGTAATTGTCTTTCCAGATAAATCTAAAGTTGTAGCTAATTTAGCAGCAGTAACATTTGTATCTGCGATCTTTGCAGTTGTTACAGAACTATCAGCAATATTTGTAGAACCAATAACGGCATCTGGAATTGATGAATTTGTTTTAGATAAAACTCCAACATAAATTGTTAATGTTTCATTTGATAATGAACCACTATCCCAAGTTACAGTTACAGTTGTGTTTGTTGAAAATGTTGTAGAACTAATTGATCCATATATAGTTCCTGTAGAACTTCCTATTGCTTTAATTCTACGACCAACATGATAAAAACTTGTTACGTTTACACCTGATACTGTGAATGAAGTTGCTGAAGCATAAGCAATTGTAAATGTACTGTCTCCATCACCATAAATAACCCATTGAGAATCGTTATACCATTCTCTAATATCAGCTGTTAAACCTCTAAACGCATCATTAATATTTGAAGGTAACATTCCTTCTGCAATACTAATTCCACCTATAGATGTATTACTTCCTGCTGTTGAACTATAATCTTTTATTCCTGACATTTTAATCTCCTATGAACCATGTGAAAACTTTATCGTTTTCTGTGTTAAACTTATTAATGTATGTATTAACTGCTTCTTCTATTTGTCTTTGAAAGAATTCTTGTGTCTCAAAAGAATACCTAACATTATCTATATTTTTTTCAACAACATCTACCATTATCTATATCCTGCTCTACTTGCAACAAAATCTACACCTTGTGCGTTATTCCAATTTGTTCCAGAAGCTATTTTGATATTAGCCCTTATATATCTTCCTGATTTTCTAACAGGATTAATTCCACTATTTGTCATAGTAGAAGAGCTAGACTCTGTAATATCATCTGCAAGACGTTCTCTTGTTTTAAGAGTAACAGTTGCGGTTGCATCTACTATTGGTCTAACACCAACTATATTTGCTCTTTGACCTGAAAAAATTTCAAATTCTGCTGTTTCTATTTCTGATTCTAATTGGTTTCCAGAAAAAATAGCTGCTTTATAATTACTATCAATTGCTCCTAAATACAATTGTCCACCAGACCAAAAATCTGTATCTAATGCAATATTAATATTATCAAGATCTTGAGATATAATATCCATTAACTCAACTGTGTAAGCACCAACAAATTGAGAAAATATTTGACTAGCACTTACTTCTCCTAAAGACCATTTTTTAGTTGCATAATTATAAATTAAAACTCTATCACAAATACCAGTTGTATTATTTGTATTGTTAGCTGAAGGATATAACCACATTGCTAACTGATTGAACGGATCTACTGTTGCTACAATTCTATCTGTATATGCTTTATTTAAATTATTATCAAAAAATCTATTAACTTTTTCTGCACCAATTGCAATTACATTGTCTCCATCTATTTGGAAAAATCCGTCATCAGCATAAAAGAATACGCTTCTGTTATCTTGACAAACAGTCTTTCCATAAACTGCTCCTCTGTTTGGAGATATAACTGACAATCTAAATACAGTTGAACCACCAACATAATCCATACGAATTATTTGGTTTTGTCTAAATACATAACCAACTTCACCTGAAGTAATAGATACAATTTTTCCACCAGAACCAGGCAAGTCTTGATAATCTGCTGACTTTATTCCTGCTGTCCATGTTGCAATATCATTTATACCAGACCATTGAATTCTATTTGTTGCTCCTGATATGTTTCCTGTAACTAAAAAATCTCTAATAACTCCTGACACTCTAAATAAAGGTGGAGTTCCTTCTGTGCAAATTGTAGATAAATTTGCAAAGTTTGTAGATGTTCCCATTAAATAATATTGTGGTTGATCTACTCCATTACTTGCAATGATATAATTTCCAAATTGTGTAAATGTAAAAAAATCTGTATTGCCACCAGTTAAAGAACCTTTTCTTGAAGTAAAAGTTCCAGAATCTAATTGATAAATATTAGTGTTTGTTGCAACAAAATTATAAACAATATTAGTATTATCTCTAAATGAACCTGCTCCTCTAGCATTTGTAGAAATTGTATTAGAACTGTAAGCAACCAAACTTTTAAATGGTTTATAACCTTGTAAAGCATAATAAACATTCTTAGCAACATTAGCACCTGGATTTAAATGTTCTGGTTGATCTGGTAACCATTCTCCAAAAGGTATTTGCATAGTTAATTAATTAGTTACAGTTGTAACATATCTTCTTGAAAATGGAGAAGCTACAGTTACATCAGATCTTATTTGTAATGGTGATCCAGAATAAGCATCTTCTCTATCATTTAATTCTAATCTTTCTAAAGCTGTTTGATACATTTGCGACCATTGTTGAACTTGGTTAGGATCAAAGCCACCTAAAAAATTAGCTGCATGAAATAAACTACCATATAAATAAATAGCCGGATGATCTGTTAAAATATAATTAGTTTGATTTGTAGAAGATAATGAATCAAATTTTTTAAAATAATTTAATGTTGCTTCGTAAGAAGTATCTGGTTTAGGAGCAAATCTAAAATTAGTTCCTAACATTGTATATGTAGTTGGAATTCCAACAGATGAAGTTCCTTTTATTGAATCCATTTGTGGTGGAGATATAAATGATAAAGCATATTTATTAGTTCCTAAGGTAATATAAAAATCTCTTGTTTGTAAAAATCCTGTTGGAACAGTTTCTGTTTCAGCATCAATTGTAATTGTTGTCTGTGCTTCCATTTGTCTTATTCTTAATTTTGCATTAAAATCTGCTTCTGCAAGAACAATAAAATCTCCAGCTATCTCTGAACTTAAATCAGTTCTGTTTAACCAATTTGCAATTGAAGTTTTTAATTCTGTGTATGTTGTAAGTGCCATTATAATTTACCTGCTGCTGTTCTAAAAAGTTTAAATTCAGAACTGTTTAATTTTTTTTTTAATATTTTTTTTTGTACATCAGATGGTAGTCCAAACCAATTTGAGTTACCATTATATTCTTTAGACCAAATTTCTAAAACCAAAGTTGGAATAGATGCAACTCTTTTTAATTCTCTAGATTTTGAATAGCCATCATTATGATTGTATAATTTTTTATTATGATCAACAATGGGTTGATAATTAATATCTCTTTGTATTACAAGTTTCTCATCATTTGTGTGATAAGTCGTTGTTGATAATCCATCTTTCTCTACAATCTTATTCATGGCTTTCCTTGTCCAACTGATTTCTTTTTAGTGAATTTTTTATTTGGTCTTTTACTATGACGCTGTGGTCTTTTCTTTTTTGTTTTTTTTATAAAATTATAACCAAAAGCGCCTTTTGCCTTTTTCACTATTTAGACATTTGAGAAACAGACGCAGTTCCGCCAGCAGATACTTGTATAAAGCTAATCTTCTGACCTGAATTTACTCTGATAATCTCAATAACATTTGCTGGTAAATATGTATCACTACTAGTTGCTGTAGGTGTAGCGCCTAATTTATAATAACAAGCTGTTGAAGCAGCTAATCTTATGTGATTTATTCCTGAAGCAAACGCAGCAGACGTTCCTGCTGTTCCTGTATATGTTACGTTTTCATTTGATACAACTGCAAAAGCTATATCTGTTCCATGAGCTGACATTATTTGTACTCCTCTTCATCATCGTTGTCGTTAATATTACTGTCAAAATTATCATCTTCACTTACTTGACAATTTTCACAAGTGTTCTTTGATTGTTCGTATCTTAAATCTTCTAATAGATCAATGATACTATCAATTGCTTCATCTAAAAGTAATGGTTTTCTTTTTTTACGCATTCGTATCTCCAATGTTTAAATGGGGATATTGCTATCCCCAATATAATTATCGTCTTATAATTACTGTAAAAGTAATTGCGGCAACTGAAGATGCACCTCCATCAGAAGTTATCTTGATGTAATCACCTTCTTCAACATTATTAGCAGCAGTTGGTTCAGCTGTAGTAACGTTTCCAGCAGCAGATCCTGTGTAAGCAATTGTCATCCCACCACCTGTTACAGTAGTTCCATTGATAGCAGTTGTTATTAAAGAATCGGCTACAGTTATTGCACCATGTAATACAGAAATAATTTTAATAATTTTCCTCTATCTGGTACATTGATGTAAATAGAACCTGCAGTTCCAACATCTGTCATTGTTCCGCTTATAAAGTAGTCATTTAGTGTTCTCATTTTTTTTTCCTTTTTTGCTTCGTTCCGTCTTTAAACTTCAAAGACCAAACTAAGTTAAGTTGTATATAGGGAGTATTTCTACTCCCCATATAATTTATTTTTTATGATGTTGTTAAGTCTGCAACAATTCCTGAACCAGCTTCGTTTCTTGATTCAAGAGTGTATTCAACTACTAAGAATTGCTTCATAGCATCACCAGTTTTTGCAAGATCTTCTAAAGAGAAATCTCTTAAGAAAGCTACAGCGAAAAGTTCTGGAGTTATTATTAAAGCATCTCTAGCTCTTTGGAATCTATTTGGTGTAACTTGTAATGCACCAAAATCAGATTCGTAAACATCAACCGCAGCAACCATTCTTTTGTTTTCAGCTGGATCAAATCTTGTTGAACCACCTGTAAAGCCAGAAAGTTTTTGCTTGTTGAAAGAACCAACCATCACCATTGAAGGATCTCCACCATTATCCCATACTGATTTGATAACAGTTTTTAGTTGATCTTCTGTGAAAGCTCTCTGAGTTCCATCAGTTCTAGTAGCTGTACCAGAAGTACTTGGAGCTGTGCCAGATGTGCTTTCATTTGTTTTTAACCAAGAAACAATACCAGCTAAAGTTCTAGCTGATGATGTGCTTCCTGCAGTTATTGTGGTATTAGCTGTTAACGATGATTCCATATCTCTTTTAAGCTCTTTTGATGCTTTAGAAATTTGGTAAGCAAGCTCAGAATTTCTTCCAGCTTTGTTAACTGCTTCTAACGTTCCGGAAATTATAACAGATTTAGTAGAAATCTGAGTATAGTTTCCTTTTCTTGTTGTGCTTGAAGGTGTAGAAAATGCAACTTCATTTCCTTCAACCTGAGCATTTGATCCACTAGCTGCTGCTAATGCATCTAATTGCCATTCATGGTTCGTTGCAGTCGCTTTCGTTTTTGCGATGCTAGACATGAAAGGCGTATCAGTTGGAGATATATTATAGATAATATCTGTAAGATCTTCTCTAATCCCAACTGCGTCATACTTTGTAAATGTGCCTGATACTATAGCCATTTAGTTCTCCTTTTATTTTTTGTTGGTTATAATGTCGTAAAAGATGCTTGCTGCATCTTGGACATTGCCTGTTTTTTTGAGACGACCTAACTTTTCCTGACGTTTCTGGAACGTATAATCACCCTTTTCTTTCTTCACACCAGAAGAAAAAACTTTACCTGGTCTATCAATTTTATTTGCTAGATTTGGTTTAGCGTTTTTTATGTTACGATATTTCATGGCATCGTTCACTAACATAACAATTCTATGATCATAGATTTGTCCAATCTCTCCATCATTAAATCCATAAGAATTTAACAATGACTTAAGATTGTTTTTAATTGAACTAGCTTTTTGAGCATCCGAAAACTCAGGTAATTTTGTTACCAAAAGTTTTTGTTGCTCTTGAACATAAGAGCTAAGTTGTTTTTTTTGTTCCTCTTGAAGTTTATTAGCAGCTTCCATCATTCTCTCTTTTTTAAGGCGAATCTGACGTTCTACTTTTGTAGCTTCAACTGGATCTTCTTCATACAATTTATTCAAATCTACTTTCGCAAATTCTGAATTTAATTGTTGTTGTGTAAAAGCCAAGATTTGATTTAATTCCGTAATACGTTTGGAATAGTCTTGCCTTTGTTGTTCCGTTTCAGACTGAATTTGCTTCTTTTCAAAAGCTAATTCTTCTGTCTTTCTTCGGTAGTCAGCATCTCTGGAATAACCTTTTTTTAATTCATCTAAGGTAACCTTTAATTCTTGACCAGATACTTTGACAGTATAGGTGGAATCAGGTTCTTTTTGAATCTCATCTGTTTGTTCTTGAGATACATTGTATTCAGAAACATCACTTGTCTCTTGTTCAGTTTCTGTTTGCGTAGCTTCTTGTTCCGCAGGTTGATCTGTTTCAGATTCCTGATTTATTGGTTCTTCAGCAACGTCTTGTGTTTGTTCATCTTGCACCACAGCTTTTTGCTCTGGTTCTTTAGTGGCTTCTGCTTCAGTTTTTTTTACTTTAGGTTCAGCAACTTTACCAGTTTGTGGTTGTAACAAACCGATAATTGATTTTGCAGCGTTCTGCAAATCAGAATCTGCTCCCTTTACAGGGTTAGCGATTAACTCTGACATTTTTTCTCCTTTTTAGAAGGTTGAAGTTCCGCATAAATGCGGTTGACCTATTCTAACTTATTATTAGAATTCTTTTTTCTCAATGGATTCTCTGAAATCTTCTAATTGTCTTTTAGCAAGTTTTCCAGTTTCCATAATCTCAATAAAGTGTTGTTCTACTTTACCTACGATTTGGTATGCTAGCCATAATTTTTCTCTAGCATCTTGTTCATTAACACCTGTGTTTAATAAACTTTGAGAATATAATTTTTTTAACTCTATAATTGCTTCAAGAAAAATTGGTTCTTGTAAAACCAACTTTGCTTTTTCAGATCTATTAACTTCCGATTGGAGTTTGCTCTGATCCTCTTGTTGCATTTAATTCCTGTACTTGTTGTCCAAATTGTTGTGTCGCTTGTTGAGCTGCTGTTAAATTTTTAGAAGCGTTATCTAATCTTGCTTTAGTTAAACTAACTTCTCCTTCTAATTTTGCAACGTCAATTTGCGTATGGTACTTTAACTCTAATTCTTTCATTTTTGTCTGAAAGTCAAGCTGCATTTTATTAGTATCTAATTGTAATTGTTTAAATTGTAATTCTAAATCAGCTTGTTTTCGTTTGTTTTCACTATCTATTCTAGTAAATTCAATCTTTTCAATAGGAGATAATGGAGCTGGTTGAGGTGGTTGAATATATTTCATACCCATTTCTGGATTTACAAAGTAATTTTCTGTGTTCTTAAGACCTGCGTTTTCAATCATTTTAGATAACGTATTATAAATATTCTTTAATGTTACCATTGGATATTCTTTATTTCCTTGTAAAGAAAATGCTTGTAATTGTTTTTCAAGAATACTGTTTAATATAATTAATTGTTGTTCTTTAGAACCAGAACCTAAACCAACTACTATATTAATATTATATCTATCTTTCCATTCTGTTGGTTTTACCATTACAAAGGCATTATTTAATTCAATCATTCTTCCTTTGTCTTGATATTTAACAGTCAATTCAAATATTTTTCTAAATAAATCTTTAACACCAGTCTCTGCAAAAATTCTAGCAATTAACTCCATACGCATTTGTGTTTGCGTCATTAAAGTATTAATTCCAGTTGCAGTTTTATTTAAAGAGTCTGCTTCTAATCCTTGTGAATATCTTGTAACACCAGTTCTTGTTTCTCTAACTGTGTCTAAGTATTCAAGTAATGGAAATGCTTGTGCAGAAATAGTTTGATTTTGCATTGGCAACATTACTTGAGATGGTGGTTGTTTTGTTCTTACAACTCCACCTGGTCTTGCTGTAAGTAAATCATCAAGATTTACCATTCCATCCATAATCGCAATACGATTATTATTTGTTAAATACATATTGTCTAACAGTTGTCTTAAAACTGTAGATTTAACTAATTGAATGTCTTGAACTAATTCAGAAACAGATCTTCCATAAAATCTGTGTGGCATTGGTATTGGAGTTAATGAACAGAACGGAATAGAATCTACGGCAACGTTTTCTAAAATTTTAATAGCAGTATCTCCTACTACAACTATTTTTCTTAACTCTGCAAATCCATCACCATTATAATCTAATCTTACATAGCACTCAAATACGTCAATTATATCTGTAGATGAGTCAGGTGATTGTGCAAAAGGGTATTCATCAATGTCTGAAAACCTTGTCATCTTTTCAGTATTATAAATAATTTCTTGTGAGTGTGGTGATTGAGCTATGATTTCTGGATCATAACCCATTTGTAATAATTCTGTTCTAGTTTTTGTAGTTCTATGAGCAACAAAATTTGACTCTTCAATTGTCTTAGCATTTCTTTGAATTAAAAATTCTTCTGGTGGAACGTTTTCTATTTTTACTTTTCCGTATTCAGAAGTTCTTTTTAAAATAACATTGTGTAATTTTGGTCTTGGAATATTTAAATTTTGACCTTGTTGCATAGCCATTGATTCAATAGCTGCAATTTTATCATCATGTGTATCATCTTCAATTTCTTCATGTTTAATAATTTCTATATTATCGTCTTGCAATAAAGCATCATACTCATCTTGTTCTAAATGTTTATAAGTTTCTTGAGTTGTCTTTTGGCTTTCATCCCAATATACTTTTACGATTCCATTTTTTTCTAATAAAGCATCTTTAAACCAAGAATATAAAATATTGAAACCTGGATTGTCTTTATTAAAAATATAATTAATATAATTAGTTGCCTGTTCAGCAAGAGGAACATCTTCTGCTTTTACTGGTTCACAAATAACAGTTCTGTCTGATGCTGTAAAAATTCTAAGAAGATTTGGAAGTATTGTTTCAATTGTATCAGCAACGTCTGTAGAGACTACTTGTGATCTTCCATCTATTTCTGTTCCTAGTTTTTCTCCAAGATAATATTCAAGTGATTTTTTTCTTTGCTCAGTTAATTGTCCACTTAAATAACCAAGAGAATTATTAATTTCTCTATGTACGATTGCTTGAATTTGTGTTTCTGTAAGTTCTGACATATTAATTTATTGATTTAAAATATTTAGCTAAAAATTTAGATTTATCTTTTTTATCTTTTGAAACAATATCTCCTTGATCTCCTTCAGGAGGATATGAAAATCCACCATCATCACCTTCCATTTGATTTATGTCAGGATTTAATGAGCTTTCAATTTTATTTTTTTCTCTATCACTTAAAAAATTTTTAAACTCATCTTGAGTTGTAACAGTAGAATCGCTTTCAATATCTTTTGGTTTCATATTAAATAATGTAACTTGTGTTTACTTCTATTCTTTTTTTCCAATTTGTCATCTCAATTCCATGACTAACAATACCTGTTCTAAAAGCATCTGCGGCATGGCTTGCAAAATTGTGTACTGGTCTGTTTCTAAAACATTGGTTAAGATCATCCCATTTTTTTTGGTAAGACTTTAAACATTCCATTCCATAATGGCATTTGTTTTTATCAAACCAGCATGTGGGCAGTATCTTTCTAACAGCTTCTATACCATCTTCTAATGATAATTTAGGAGCAACCTCAAATGCTATACCTAATTCTAAGGAAGTTTCTAGTCTTGATTTTCCATAAGATCCAAGTTCTCTAACTTTAATATCATGTGGAGCAATATGTTTTGAATATTTATATCCTCTTTTTTCAATGATACCTGCGTAATGATCTAATCCTTCTCCGGCATTCTCATAAAAATCTATTAATCTTATTTGACCTCTATGTCTCTGTGCAAACCAAATCACAGTAGAATCATTCATTCCTAAATCCCACCATGTTTCAACCGGTAGTTCTTTGTCGTATAAATTTTCAATTACTCTATTTGACTTTTCTATATCTTCAATCAAAGCACCATAATACGAACCTGTGATTGCTGCTTGAAAAGAACACTCAAACTCTTGATCAAACAAGTCATCTGACATAATTGACTTTGCTGCCTTTAATTCATCATCATCTAGTATCTTTGTTTCAGATGCTTTGTGTAATGATGAATACCAACCCTCTGTCTTTTGGGCGTATTGGTATAATTCAAAAAAATAATTTTTGCCTTTTGGCGTTCCAATAAAAACGCACCATCCTTTTCTATCTGCCAAAGCTGGTCTTATGATTTCAGGAAATAGATTCGGTGCAATACTTTGTGTTTCATCTAAAATACAACCATCTAAAAATATACCTCTTAGAGCTTGGTCATTCTCAGCGCCAAGAATTGTAATCCTTGCGCCATTAGGAAAGTCTGCTCTTAGTTCTGATTCGTTAAACTTAACAAAGGGGATCTTACCACAATAGGTTTTGATGTAATCCCATGCTGTTGCTTTTCCTTGTTTAAAGGTTGGTGATATAAATGCGTATCTAGAATTTGGTTTCTTAGTGTACATCGCATCTCTGATCATGTGATTAATACACATGACTGTTTTACCAGCTCTTCGGTGCAAGACCAAAACTGAGAATCGGTGCTTAGAGATTTTTTCATGCAAAAATTTTTGCAACTCTCTTGGCTTATATGGAATTTCAAATATTGGCATTTTTAAAACAAACCCCCCCTATCTCTAGTGGACAGTAATGTTTTTATCAAGCAATATCTTATCTAGTTCCAATTCCTCTGTAATGTGTTCGCTGAAACACCAAGCATCTTCTGTGTCTTGGAATCCATTGAACATAACTATGACTGAGTTAGTAACTTCATCAACCATAACTACTGCTTTGTACTTAGGGTTTTTCATAATGGTTTTCATAGTTTATATGTGTGTACATCCCAACGCAATTTTGAAAAGCGCCAGATTTTTTTTGGGGTATGGTCAAAATAAAACCCCCCCTATTTTCTTTATAAAACGTAATATTTGTAGCTTGTCTGGCGTAATACAACCATTAGTATATTTCCGATAATTAATCGTTATCGGAATTATTGTTAAATGAGCAAGCAACAGCAATGATAATAATGTTTATGTTTGTTATCGTATAAGTTGTGTGTGCAATGTTATGTGTATTATTTGGATATTATTACAAACAAACCAATCAAATCAATAGTTCTAATATCAAAACGATACCGAACTAATCTTGCCATTTAATGATTATAGGATCTTTATTGTTACCAGATAAGCTCAAATTGTCTTTTTTTGCATATACTTTGGAAGCTATTCTCTCACTCTTCCACTTAGCTAAATCTAAATATGCTTTAATTAAATGTGTTTGTGCTAGATCCGGTCTAAGGTTCTTGTCTGTTTCATTCTGTGATTTATTAATACTTTTATTTATATACTCTTCAGCATTTGCTAGGAGATACTCACAACCATCTTGTTTAGCTTGTGTATATTTGTCTCTTCTTTCAGGATATTTAATTATCCATTGTCTGAAGCATTCCCATGTTGGTCTCTCTGGTCTATCTTTGGTATTCAAAACCTCTCTGATAGATTGACCTTCTGCCAGCTCCTGACATATTTGGTCAAAAAGTATTTCTGTATATTTTGTTTTATTTGCCATTGTGTGTTCCTCTTATGTTCTTGTTGATAAGTATATTAAATAATTTGTTTATATATGTTGACTTAGTGTGTACGCTGTGATTTACTCCGACTCATTAACAATAGCTGCGGAGATAAAACAAATGAAAGAAAAGCTAACAGCGTTTAAAGATAAAAATATTTATCAAATTTTATATAAGAAAAAAATATATAAGATTGAAGAATATTTTAAACCAAGAAACATAACTCCTTATGATCCTCTTAAGCATAACCAAGTTGTTTTAACTAAATGGATGGAAAGCGAATTATATCCTAGCGGTGGATATTATTGGCAAGTCAGATCTTTTGACAATGTATCACAAGCTAAAGATTTTATATCAAACCCAACGGAGCTAAAATAATGAACGAAGATTTAAAACAATGTATCATAGCAATCCTATTTATATGTGCTTGTTATGGTTCTATGTATTTATTTTATTATGTAAGTAAATATTTCAACTATATTTAATAACATATTAAAATTATGGAAGATAAAGAATTAACCATCACTTTAATAATATACGGAACTAATGTTCTAATATTATTTGCCTACTATATTTTCATATAGTTTCATTATGCGGAGTATCGGATAACAATGTTATATGGAGAGCAACACTCCGCATAAAATCTCAATTTAATCTTTTTG